GTTTACAGGAAACAATTCTGCGACTGGTTTTACATTGTCTACTTCTGTAAGCTCAGCTGACAATCTAAACATATTTATAAGTGGTGTATATCAAAACTCTGTTGATTCTGGAGGTACGGCAAACTATAGTGTAGCTGGAACAACACTTACTTTTGTAACACCACCTCCAACAACAGCAACCAACGGCATTGAAGTAGTAATAACACAGTAATAAATGGCAACAACAAAAGTCCCTAACAACTTAATAAATTTGAGCGGAGACTCTGGAGCTGTGCCATGGGCTGCTGGAACTACTGCTCAAAGACCTGGTTCTCCTAATGCAGGAGATTTTAGGTATAATACTGATGATACTCTTTTTGAGTTTTACAATGGCACAGAATGGAGACAAATTAATACCTTTTTTATACCAAACCCCCTTGCTACTCAGTTTCTTGTTGTTGCAGGCGGCGGAGGCGGAACTGGTAGTTATCCTGTTAGCGAAGGACTAGGCACTGCAGGCGGCGGCGGTGGAGGATTAAGAACATCTTATGTAGACCCATCAGGCGGAGGCGGTCCTCGAGAGACTGCACCAGTTCTTAGTTCAGGGACAACTTATACAATTACAGTAGGCGGTGGCGGTGCAACTTATGTAGGCGGCAACAGTGGTTATTACAATGGAAACCCCGGAACTGATTCTTTATTATCAGGAAGCGGATTAACAACAATAACATCGGTTGGCGGCGGTGGCGGCGGATTAACAGACTATACCACTAATATTAATGGCGGCTCTGGCGGTGGTTCAGCAGCAGGAAGTCGAACTCTAAACAACCCTAATCTACCGGGCGGTTCAGGAACTGCTAATCAAGGATTTGATGGCGCTCCGGTTCAAACTGCAGCTTATTTTAGCGGCGGAGGCGGCGGCGGAGCAGGCGGCGTAGGTGTGATTGGCACAAGTGCCCGGGGCGGCGCTGGCGGAGCAGGTCTTGATATTTCAATTACCGGAACAAGTGTTGGATATGCTGGTGGTGGGCCTGGTGGAACGGGTCAAAATTCAAATGCAAGTCCTTGTTTTACTTCAGGAACTCACGGCGCAGGAGATGGCGCTAAGGGTGGTTATTGCGGTGGTTCTTGGCCCAATAGTAGCGGGATAAATGGCGGCGCAGGTACAGCAAACACCGGCGGCGGCGGCGGCGGCGGTGGAAATTTAAGCAATGCTGGTGCAACAAACGGTGGAGCAGGAGGCTCTGGAGTGGTAATACTAAGAATGGCTACATCGTTATACTCAGGCACAACAACAGGCTCGCCTACAGTCACGGCAGACGGCAGCGATACAATATTAACTTATACCGGTAGCGGAACATATACTCATTAAGATATGGCAACAACTAAAGTAGGCGGAGGAGTAGTAGATTTAAACGAACAAAATACAGATACTGTATTTCAATTCCCAGTAGGGTCAAGTTTGTTTACAGGAACTCCTGTAACTGGTATGATTAGAAATAATACCTCTTTAACAAATAATGATGCCGCAACTGCTTTTGAGTATTATGACGGAACGCAGTGGGTTGGGATGGGTACTGAGGCTTTTCCTCGTATTAACATGAACTTTCTTGTTATTGCCGGAGCCGGTAGCGGTGGCTCTGGTGGAGGAGCAGGCGGTGGAGCGGGTGGTTATCGTACTTCATACGGAACTTCGGGAGCAAATTCACCTGCGGAAGATGAATTATCCTTAATTATCGGAACAACTTATACAATTACAGTAGGCGCTGGTGGTTCAGCACCGGGAGGAAACAGTCGTGGAAATCAAGGTTCGGATTCAGTTTTTGCAACAATAACATCACTTGGCGGCGGTAGTGGTGGAGGTAATTTTGGACAATCAAAGGGCGGTGGTTCGGGAGGTTCCGGCGGCGGTGGGGGTGATAATGCACCAAGCGGCGGTCTAGGAACTGCCGGTCAAGGTCAAAACGGGGGCGGAAGCCTTAGTAATTACGCAGGCGGTGGCGGCGGCGGTGCATCAGGTACAGGCGGCGCAACCGGAGGTGCTGGCGCTGGATTGTCTATTGATATAACCGGAACAGCAGTAACAAGAGCGCAAGGAGGTTCCGGTGGTCAAACTAGTAGCGGAGCAACAGGCGGTGTCAATACCGGTAGCGGTGGCGGCGGTTGTTATTTTTCTAATTGTCCCGCGGGCGCCGGTGGTAGTGGACTTGTAGTTTTAAGAATGCCAACCGCTGATTATTCAGGCACAACAACTGGTTCACCAACAGTAACAACCTCTGGAACAGACACAATATTAACTTATACCGGAAGCGGTACTTACACAGTTTAAATAAATAAATTATGGCACATTTTGCAAAAATAGATTCAAATAACGTAGTAGAGCAAGTCATTGTTGTAAACAATGATGTACTAGTAGATTCAGAAGGAAATGAAAGCGAGCAGCTTGGTATTGACTTTTGTAAGAGTTTGTATGGACAAGATACAACTTGGATACAAACTTCTTATAATGGAAATATTAGATTTCGTTATGCAGGGTTAGGCATGACCTATGACTCAGCTAACAATGTATTTATAACTGCGCAACCTTTTCCTTCATGGACATTAAATGAGACTACTTGGGATTGGGATTCTCCAGTTCCATATCCAACTGTTGAAGAAGGTTCTACAGATATTTATACATGGAACGAAGATGCTCAGTCTTGGGATTTAGTAGTAATAGAAGAATAAAAAAATAAAACATGGCTACCACCAATATATCAAGCTCAGGCGTATTAGGATTTAATGACACCACAGGAGCTGTACCGTTACCTTCTGGAACAACAGCTCAAAGACCTGGGTCTGCTTCTAATGGGGAGATGAGATTTAATACAGATACTTCTAAAGTAGAGTATTATGATGGGTCGGCATGGTTAGATTTTTCTTTAACACAACCAACTCCGTTGGTAACAACTTCATCCGCTACAGATATTGGAACAATCGTTATGACTTTAAATGGTAATTTAACTTATCTTGGAGACACTGGCGGAAATGTTACGACTGGTTTTTATTTTGGAACAAGCCCAACTTATTCCTCAAATACAAAATACACAGTTTCAACAAATGCTTCAATTGGCACATATACCTATAGTGCATCAGGTTTGACTCCAACAACAACTTATTATATTACCTCATTTGCTTCAAACTCAAACGGAGAGTCTGTCGGAACTACATTAACACAAGCTTCAGCTACATTCGGCGGCGGTTACGAGCAAATACAATGGCTCGTTGTTGCTGGAGGAGGCGGAAGCGGCTCTGATGCTGGAGGCGGCGGCGGGGCAGGAGGTTTAAGAACTTCTGCTGGTCCATCAGGCGGCGGCTGTAGTGCTGAAGGGCTTGGAGTTGTTTGCTGTAGTAGGACTTATGTTGTTACAGTAGGCTCTGGAGGTGCAGCCGGCGGTGCTAATGGAGGTAATTCTTCAATTTCTGCGCCATCTTTTAGTATAACATCAACCGGCGGTGGAGCTGGTAGACCTTATAATACTGCTGGAACAAGCGGCGGTTCTGGCGGTGGTGGTAACCGATTTAGTGGTGCATCTGGCGGAGCTGGAACTTCTTGCCAAGGATATGCTGGAGGTAATGGAGGTGACCTTGCAGGCGGCGGCGGAGGCGGTGGTGCAGGAGCAGCTGGAACTAATGCAGTAACAAGTCCTAGAAAAGGTGGTAATGGAGGTGATGGCGTTCAAGTAGGAATAACAGGAACATCAACTTACTACGCTGGCGGCGGCGCAGGGGGGAGCTGGTATGGAAGTGCACCAGCTGGTAGCCCTGGTCAAGGCGGCGGTGGAGCTGGAAGTACTAATGGAACTCCTAATACCGGCGGTGGAGCTGGAGGAGACTCTCGTTCAGGAGGTTCTGGTGTCGTTATAATGCGAATATCTTCAAGTAATTATTCGGGAAATGTAACCGGAAATCCAACAATTACAACCGATGGAGGTTTTGTAATTATAACATTTACCGGAAGTGGTAGTTATAAACATTTTATTTAATGGACTACATACAAACAAATAGTGCATTGTTGGATATTGATGTGGTATATCACATCGTAAAACCAAATAAAAATGAACTTTAACGATATAAAAATATTAGGTATAAATAGTTTAGTCTTAGGAGTTTCTATGACGCAGATAGACGTAGTACTAAAAATTTTATTACTTTTAGTATCAATTGGATATACAATCCATAAATGGTACTTAATGTATGGAAAGAATAAGTGAACATATATCTTATAAAGAAGGAAATAAATCTAATACCGCTTTGCGGTTAGGAATAAATAATACCCCAAGTGATTATGCTTTTACTAATATGGTTGGTGTCGCTTATAATGTTTTCGAGCCTCTTAGAAAATTTGTAGGTGGACCTATAAGAATCAACAGTTTTTACAGATGTGAAGAATTAAACCGAGCTATCGGTGGAAGTTCACGCTCGCAACATTGCGAGGGTAGAGCTATTGACCTGGATGATACATTTGGTCATAAAACAAATGCTGAGATGTATCAATACATAAAAGAAAATTTAAGCTTTGACCAGCTTATATGGGAGTTTGGTGATGAAACAAACCCGGATTGGATTCATGTAAGTTATGTTTCAGAAGATGAAAATAGAAAGCGCTGTTTAAGAGCAGAGCGAATAAATGGTAAAACTTCATATCGAGTAATATGAGCAAAGATAAAAAACCATTTAAAGAAACAGGGGTAGGAAAGTTTCTCATCGAGAAAGCGCCTTCGATACTAGGTATTGTAGGTGATGCTATACTTCCCGGCAATGTAATATCAGAGCTTATTAGCGGAAACAACGAGCTTAGTGAAGGAGACAAAAGAATAGCTCTTGAAAAACTTAGACTCGAGCGCGCAGAAATAGATGGTGTAACTAGGCGTTGGGTCGCAGATTCTGGAAGCCAGAGTTGGCTTGCTAGAAATGTGAGACCACTGACTTTGATTGTATTAGTTGGAGCGTATGTAGGCGGATGGTACATGGGTCTTGAAACATCTGATACAGCCTCTCTTCTCACATGGGTACTTTGCGGATACTTTGGAGCGAGAACAGCAGATAAGATAGGAGTAAAACTTCCAGGCAAATAATCGTTATATTTGTATTAATAAATTTAATACAATGCAAATTAGAAAGATATCAATAGGTCCAGACTATAAGTCTAGCGCAATGCACTATATTGTAGGACAAGAAATACTTGGAGGTTCACACAGCATTCATTTAATAAAACAAGACGAGCAGAAAGGCTCAATAAAAATATGGATTCAAAAAGCAGATGAAATATTTTTATGGAAAGAGTTCAATTCAACTATGCCGATTTCTGTAGAATATAATATAAACTTTTAATGAGGTCACCTTTTTATTTTATAGTAAGACCTACAAAAGGTAAAAGATATAATAACTCAAAAGAAATAGGGGGTGTAGATTTTATAACGAGCACTTCAGAAGAAAACCATATAGCTTCTAACAGAGAGGCTATTGTTGTTTCTACTCCTTTAGGATACAATGGAGATATAGAGCCAGGAGATGTGCTTTTAGTACATCATAATGTTTTTAAGTTTTACAACGACATGAAGGGTAGGCAAAAGAGCGGTAAAAGTTTTTTTATGGATGATTTGTTTTTTGTAGACAATCAACAGTTTTATATGTATAATAAAAACAATAAGTGGTATTGCCACGATAAGTATTGTTTTGTAGAGCCAGTACCAGTTACTGAATCTTATATACACAAGCCTTTTGCCGAAGAGCCGCTCATGGGTAAAATGAAATACATAAATAAAACATTACAAGAGCAGGGCATAAAAGAAGGCGACCTAGTTACATTTAGACCAGATACTGAATATGAATTTAATGTAGATGGGCAGAAGCTATACAGAATGTATGACCACCACATTACAATGTGTTTATGAAGCATACTATAAAATGTAGTCAGTGTGATGAAACATTTACTGGTGGTTATGATTATAGAATGCACTGGGAAAAAGCTCATTTAGATAATGCAATAAAACAAAATGAAATCAGAAGAACTAAAAAAGAAAATAATTGAAGCAGGAAGAAAGGCTGTAGAGCAGCTTATTAAGGTTGCTAAAGAAGATATTATTAAGCACGACCCAGAAGATGAGCTGGCGGCAGATAGATTAAAGAACGCAGCAGCTACAAAGAAGTTAGCTGTATTTGATGCTTTTGATATATTAAACAAGATAGACCAGGAGCAGGAAAATATAAACTTATCAAATAACACAGACGCTAAAGTTGAAACAAAACAAGGATTTGCAGAAAGACGCTCAAAGTAGTATCTATAAAGTTTTAGATGGATACATACCAAAAGGTGTATTGGCTAATAAAAATAGAGCCAAGACCTGGGAGTATGGATACAATGATAAGTATGACTTTGTTTGTATTTCTAAAAATGGTACGCTCGGAGATGTTGTGGAAATATCAGGGCTGAGGATAGGCTTACCTATGCTTGCTAAAAATTGTTTCTCAAGGTCTAAAAGTAAATCAGAACAGTATTGGGAAAGACAAGAACTTCCCAAAGAGCTATCTAGGATATACTCTATATTTCAATGGAACGAAATGCCAACTCCATTTAAATCTAAATGGGTTGATTATATTGAGGCGGAGTTTGACAGCAGAGAAGAGGGGCATTGGTTTATGAATAATGGTAAGCCAACTTACATTACTGGCTCGCATTATATGTATTTACAATGGTCAGCAATTGATGTTGGATATCCAGACTACAGAGAAGCTAACAGGATATTTTATATTTTCTGGGAAGCGTGTAAAGCTGATAAGCGAGCGTTTGGAATGATATATCTAAAGATTAGACGTTCAGGTTTTTCGTTTATGGGTTCTTCAGAGTGTGTAAACGCAGGAACACTAGCAAAAGATTCTAGGGTAGGGATACTATCAAAGACGGGAGCGGATTCTAAAAAGATGTTTACCGATAAAGTAGTTCCTATATCTAATAGACTTCCGTTCTTTTTTAAGCCCATACAAGATGGTATGGATAAACCAAAGACTGAACTAGCTTTTAGGATACCAGCATCTAAGATTACAAAGAAAAATATGTACGATAGTGTTGATGATGAGCTTACAGGTCTTGACACCACTATTGACTGGAAGAACACAGATGACAACTCCTATGATGGTGAAAAGCTTATGTTGTTAGTCCACGATGAAAGCGGTAAGTGGATAAAGCCAAATAATATACTTAACAACTGGAGGGTTACTAAAACCTGTTTGAGGTTAGGTAGTAAGATAATAGGCAAGTGTCTTATGGGCTCTACTTCAAACGCGCTAGATAAAGGAGGTAGTAATTTTAAAAAGCTTTACGAAGACTCTGATGTAACTACAAGAAACGCCAACGGACAAACTAAGAGCGGTATGTATTCTTTGTTTATTCCTATGGAAATGAACATGGAGGGTTTTATAGATATATATGGGCAGCCTGTACTTAGAGCTCCCAATGAAAGATGTAAAGGTGTTGATGGAGAGTGGATTACCAACGGAGCTATAGACTACTGGCAAGCTGAAGTAGATTCATTAAAATCAGATGCAGATGCGCTGAATGAATTTTACAGACAGTTTCCAAGAACAGAATCACACGCATTTAGAGACGAGAGCAAGTCTTCTCTTTTTAATCTTACAAAGATATACCAGCAGATAGACTACAACGACTCTTTAATACTAGAGCATCATTTAACAAGAGGGAACTTTTATTGGCAGAATGGAATTAAAGATACTAAGGTAGCTTTTAGCCCTGATAAAAGGGGTAGGTTTTTAATTAGCTGGACACCGTCAAAGGGATTGCAGAATAATGTGATTGATAGAAGAGGTATTAAGTTTCCAGGCAACGACCATATAGGAGCGTTTGGATGTGACTCATACGATATATCTGGAACTGTAGGTGGAGGAGGTTCTAACGGAGCGTTGCACGGAATGACTAAGTTTAGTATGGAAGAAGCTCCTGCAAATGAATTTTTCTTGGAGTATGTGGCTAGGCCACAGACGGCTGAGATATTTTTTGAAGAAGTTTTGATGGCCTGTGCTTTTTATGGTATGCCTATACTGGTGGAAAATAATAAACCTAGATTACTATACCATTTTAAGAATAGAGGATATAGAGGGTTTTCTATGAATAGACCTGACAAACACATATCCAAGTTGTCAAAAACAGAGAAAGAGCTAGGGGGTATACCTAATAGTTCTGAAGATGTGAAGCAGTCTCATGCTGCTGCAATCGAATCTTACATAGAAAAAAATGTAGGGATAGATTTTGATGGACAGTTTAGAGAGTCCGGAGATATGGGGAATATGTTGTTTACCAGGACTTTAGAGGACTGGGCAAAGTTTGATATAAGTAACAGAACTAAGTTTGATGCTAGTATTAGTTCTGGATTAGCTATTATGGCTACACAAAGGCATATGTATCAAGTCGAGAAAAAACAATCAAAAATAAACCTTAACTTTGCAAGGTATACAAATAAGGGAACTTTAAGTGAATTAATAAGATAGATGAAGGATGTTACAATAGACATTGCATCTACAGGCTTTCCAAGTCAATTCGTTTCAGATGCAGAAAAAGCAACTGACGAATTTGGTTTACAGATAGGACAAGCTATTCAATACGAATGGTTTAAAAAAGATGGAAACCAGTGTAGATACTACAATCAATGGAGAGACTTTCACAGACTGCGTTTATACGCAAGAGGAGAGCAATCAATAGCCAAATATAAAAATGAAATTGCAGTAGATGGAGACTTGTCTTATCTAAATTTAGACTGGACACCAGTTCCTATATTGCCAAAGTTTGTAGATATCGTTGTTAACGGCATGCAAGACCGAGAGTTTAAGGTTAAAGCTTATGCTCAAGACGCATTATCGCAAGCCAAAAGAAGTAAGTATCAAGATATGATAGAGGGGCAAATGGCCGCTAAAGATATCTTGACTACGATACAAGAGCAGACAGGAGTAGACCCATTTATTATGGACCCTGATGAACTTCCATCATCTGATGAGGAGCTATCTCTTTATATGAACCTTAACTATAAACCTGCAATTGAAATTGCAGAAGAGGAAGCAATCGATACGATGTTTTCTGAAAATCACTATGATGATGTTCGTAAACAAATAGACTATGACTCTACAGTTATAGGTATGTCTGTAGCAAAACATGAGTTCCTACCTGGAGCTGGAGTTCAAATATCTTATGTAGACCCAGCTAATGTTGTATACAGCTACACTGAAGACCCTCATTTTAAAGATTGTTTCTATTGGGGTGAGATTAAAACTTTACCTATTGCTGAACTATTAAAGATAGACCCTAGCCTTACTCGTGAAGATTTAGAAGAGATATCTAAATACAGCCAGAGCTGGTATGATTATTATAATGTAGCTCAGTTTTATGAGAATGATATTTTTTATAGAGACACTTGTACTCTGATGTATTTTAATTATAAGACCACTAAGAAGATGGTTTATAAGAAGAGA